AGCAAATGTTTTTGCACCAGGTACTTCATATATAAGTAATACTTGGGGAACAGTTACCGTGGTAACAAGTTAAAATATAAATTATGACATATACAGCCGGATCTAGAATTGAAAGTAGTGACTACAATACATTTGCCAACGATGCAACTAACCTATGGGGTGTTGGAAGTGGTAACAAAGGCTATGGGCAGGCTAGCACCGTTGGCACGATTGCAGGCGGTGCTACGGTTACTGCCACTCAGTGGAGCACATTGGCCAGCAGAATTAACAGTATACGAACACATCAGACCGGAAGCGGGGTTACACTTACTAACCAATCTGGCGGTGCCGGTGTTAATATTACTACTGGACAACGAATATATGCTGTTGGAAACATGGCAACACAATTAAGCAATGCAAATACAGCAATGACAACCTATGACAGTCGTTATACCTCCACAGCATACACATACGTCCACCAAGGAACAACTAGTACAGCCAAAGGTTTCGGTCTGACACCAACTAGTATATATGTTGGGGCTACTATTACTTGGGGAAGTTTCAACCAGATGCGCTACTGGTTTAATGCCGGTGGATTTATAGATTTTACTTTCACAATATCCAATGCTGGTACCAGCAAAACGCAAAGCTGGAGTAACTTGTGTAGTGATATGGGTACTATTAGACTGGGCGGATTGGCTTCGGGCCCGTTGGGTAACAGTGGAGGATTTACTGTGTTTAACGGGTATACTGTTATGAATATACCCGAGAACGGCACATGGAATCGTTGGTATTTGAAATACAACGACACTGGGGTAGCAGATTACAACGCCAATTATCTAGATGGATACCTCTATCGTGCCGGTGGTGTATTGAATTTTCTGGTGTATGCATATGATAATGCTGGTGATACTTTTTACCCCAGTGGCGTCCCGTACAATCCAAACTATCGCGACAACGCTGATTACGTCGACTATCCGCTGACCTTCATTGTTAACCCGTACGGTCCCAGCACAGCCTATGGACTCGCCAACACCTGGGGAACTCCAACGGTGGTGATGTTTACCAGTTAAGTTTGACAAAGTAGGTGTTGACTTTTCCAGTATTACTCTTTATAATTCAAGTATGACTACTTCATCTGAAAAACTTATAGAATTTACACAACTTAAAATCGATCAACAAGCCAGCAAGCTGGCACTGTCTGAGCGTATTGAACAACAATTACTCATTACTCACAACGGCGGGTTATTCAAAGCCACAACAGAACTTATCAGTTTTCTATCAGTATGGGATGCTGATGAACTATACTTGTCGGATATGTACAATACTCCTGTCGAGATCAATCGCAATGAACTACTCACTGAATTAAAACAAACATATCAAAGTGTAATGAACGAGTGGCATTGCGAATTTGAACAGTTAAAGAAATTGAGGCGCGGGAAAGACTTAAAATGACCACAGGTGTCGTGCTACATGCCTTTGGTGGTGACAAGTTTGATTATTATACCATAGCTGATAACTGTACCAAATTGGTGACCAAATTTTTAGGGTTGCCGGTCACGCTGGTTACTGATAAAGAACCAGTCAATCGTTCTTTGTATGATCAAGTAATACTATCTGCTAGTTTGGCTACCTGGTCTAGAACGTTGGTGGTGCGTGACGATACCAGTAGCGAGTATAAAGAAAAAACCATGAAGTATCCTTTTAAAAACGATACTAGAGCATTGAGTTTGGAACTATCACCATACGATGTAACCATATTACTGGACAGCGATTACTTGGTTTTTAATTCTGAACTACTGAAGTTTGTAACTTTAGATTGTGACTTTCTTTGCCCTTGGTTGGCTCATGATATCACTGGCAAAGGCGGGTACGAGGGATTCAGATACATCAACGATACTATACCGCAAGCCTGGGCTACTGTGGTAATTTTTAACAAAAGTATTGCTAGCCGAGCTATATTTGATTACTGGAAACTTATACAGAAAAACTACGAATATTATCAAGCATTGATGTTAATCAATAGTCATTTTAGAAATGATTATGCATTGAGTTTGGCGGCACATACCTTAAATGGGTGTCGCCCCCTGGATGAGAAACTGCCACCCATGATGATGTTACCGGCTAGAAATTACATTGAAAGAATTGACACCAACAAAAACATCATAATTAATTGTATGGACACCATTATCAAAGTATCTAATACCAATTTGCATGTTATGAACAAATTATGCTTGCAAAGCCAATCTATATGCCAGGACATCGATGCCCTCACGTCGTGAATTTAAAGCACAATATGGATATCTAACTATAGCCAATAACTCAACGGATGTTGATTATTTTAAGTTAGCTCATCTTCAAGCACAGAGTATTAAAAAATATATGCCGCAAGCGCAAACTGCGGTTATAGTAAATGAAGAAACGCACAGTGCTATCACTGAACAAAATAGAAAGATATTTGATCATATTATCATTGCACACGAGGACCTAACTCCCAAGTTTGGTCGGTTTGGTAATGAGGCATTAGCATATAGTCTGACTCCATTTAAGGAAACTATTAAACTAGAATCTGATCTAGTTATGACACGAGCTATCGATCATTGGAAGTATGGTCTTAGAAGTCGTGATGTATTGTTTCCAATATTTGTTACTAATTTTAAAAATCAAGCAGTGACAGATCAATATTATCGAAAGTTTTTTAAAATAAATTCATTGCCTAATGTATACAATGGCATCTATTATTTTAAATATTCAGGAATTGCAAATAGATTTTTTACTCTTGTGTATCAAATATTTGAGTCCTGGAACGAGTACAAGATATGTTGGAAGATGGCACCAGACGAAGCTAGTACAGATGTCGTATTTGCTATAGCGGTATTCCTACTGGGTGAAGATGTTTGTACTAATCCAGCATTAAGTTATCCGATCATGACTCACATGAAGGGTGGTATTAATGGATTGCATCCCAATGCTGATTGGACCAATCACCTGTATTCACAATTAGATCAAGACTTTAATTTAATTGTGGGGCTCACCAAACAATGGTATCCATTCCATTATTACGTTAAACATTGGACTGCTGATTATGACCGAACTTAGTGACCAGGAGTATGCCGAGTTTACCAAGGGCATGATGGAATTTGAAGAAACTCGACCAGTCATTGAAAAAATTACAAGAAAGATATTGTATAATACCTTATCGGGTGCTATAATAGCCAAGATATCGGATGAGAATTACACTACCCAAGACCCAGCCTTTGCCTTACTGGATGTAGAGCAATCATATTTTGATTACACTAAACTGAAAGAAGAATATTATGTCAGTGATAATCGAGTTATGCGTATTCCTGGGCGTAGGGTGAGTGAGATTAAACGTCTAATAGTCCCTACAGAAAATGGTAGGTTTACAGTAACTAAACATAATATGCTGTTTGTAAGTGAACAAGGTGAGACATATGACTATCGAAAAAATTGAGATTTGTGATTTAGATGTAATATATTTGAGTTACGATGAACCCAAGAAAGAAGAATTTTGGATTAAAATTCAAAATATGGTTCCTTGGGCCAAACGTGTAGATGGTGTTAAAGGTAGCGACGCCGCTCACAAGGCGGCGGCTGCCGCTAGTTACACTGATCGCTTTGTATTAATTGATGGCGATAACTTACCATATCCAGAATTCTTTGAAAGTGAACTAGAACTTACATCAGCCAATAACCAATGTGTATTCCGTTGGAAAGCACGTAATAGTATTAATGGATTAATGTATGGTAATGGAGGTATGAGTTGTTGGACTAAAGATTTTGTCAACAATATGCGTACACATGAAGCTAGCGATGGTCGTACTGAAACACTGGTGGAATTTTGCTTTGATCCCAAATACTTTGCTATGCATGATTGCTACAGTGTTACCTATCCAAATCAAAGTGCTGAACAAGCATGGCGAGCTGGATTCCGCGAAGGCGTTAAAATGTGTTTGGATCGCGGTAGACGGCCATCAGTTGAAGAATTTGAAGCATCAGTATACAAACGTAATTACGATCATATGTGTATTTGGCAAAGTGTGGGTGCTGATGTAGAGAATGGTATTCATGCAATGCATGGAGCCCGCACTGGCACTTTTATGACCATGTTGAGCGATTGGGATTACACCTTGGTTCAAGACTTTGATTTTATCAAAACATTATATAAAGGTACATTAACCCAATCTCCTGATGTAATTGATCATTATACTAGACAGTTGAAAACCAGGCTGGGATTGCCTATTGTTGATTTTACTGCCGAGCAAAGCAGGTTCTTTAAACATCATTACAAGACGCAATACAAACATCGTGGTATAATGCTAACCGAACAGCAAGCATGAACAATGACAACAAAGGTGATCAGGTTGAAGAAACTGGCGATGCATTAGTCAGCAAGTTTTATTCAGATGCTCAATCAGTTAAGCCATTACTGGACAGTGTCAGTTCTAGTTTTTGTTTGGCTAAATGGCAACAGGTTAGTTTACATTTAACCACAGGGCATAACAACAGTTGTTATCACCCACCGTTGCATCAGGTTAGTTTGGATGATATAAAAATTAATCCATCAGCATTGCATAATACTGATCACAAAAAACAACAACGTATAATGATGTTGCGTGGTGAGCGACCAAAAGAATGTAGTTATTGCTGGGCCATAGAGGATGCTGGCAACCTTAGTGACCGTCAATATCGCAGTGCCGAACCCTGGGCTATTAAAGATTATGACAGCATTAAAAAGATGCGTGGACATGAAGATGTTATTCCCAGTTATGTGGAAGTAAATTTTAGCAATCTATGTAACTTACAATGCAGTTATTGTAGTCCACAGTTCAGCAGTAGTTGGGGAACCGAGGTAGCAGAACATGGTGCGTTCCCCACAAATCCACCACATAATGATCCAGAATATTTTAAAGGATCACGTCGCCCAATACCAATCAAAGAAGCCAATCCCTATGTTGATGCATTTTGGGAATGGTGGCCAACACTATATCCAAAACTAGAACATTTTCGCATGACTGGTGGCGAGCCCTTGATGGATAAAAATACATATAAGGTATTTGACTATGTATTGACTAATCCCAAACCCAATTTACATTTAAACGTGACTAGTAATTTTAGTCAGGAACCCAGAATATTTAATAAGTACCTAAATTACGTCAAGGCATTGTGTACTGGTGATAATATAGAGCATTTTATGCAATATGTTAGTTTAGACTGTTGGGGTAAACAAGCAGAATACTCACGCCATGGATTAGAGTTTGATTTGGTGTGGGAAAATGTAATAAGATATATGACAGAGGTACCATATAAAAACAGTTTAACATTTATAGTTACTATGCATAATCTCAGCCTGTCTAATCAAGCGAAATTGTTAGGACAAATACTGGAATTACGCAAGCAGTTTAGTCAAACGTATCAACGTGTATGGTTTGATACTCCATACTTAAGACAACCATACTGGCAAAGTTTACAGATTTTGCCCAGGGAATACAGTAATAGCATTAATGATAGTATAAAGTTTATGCAGGGAAATTTAGAAACAGCAAGTAATAGATTTCATGGATTTAAAGATTATGAAATACAACGAATGGAACGTGTCAGAGATTGGATGCTCAGTCCCTCTGGTAGAGATATGATGCAGGATCGTGCTAACTTTTATCGGTTTTTTAATGCACATGATCAACGACGCGGTACAGACTTTTTAAAAACTTTTCCTGAAATGACAGAGTTTTGGAATGAATGCAAAAATATTAAGGATCATGCAACATCATGAATGAATCATCATTGGAATACAAACAGCGAGTATTAGATACCAAAAGCGATAGCTTCTGCGGCGCCAAGTGGTATAATGCCACTATATGGTTGGGCAGTGGTATGACTACTAGTTGCCATCATCCGTTACCACACAAGGTATCTGTTGAAGAAGTTCGGGCTAACCCAGCTGCCTTACATAATACCCCTAAAAAGAAACAAGAACGTATAATGATGCAACGTGGTGAGAAGCCCAGCGGGTGTGAATACTGTTGGAAGATAGAAGGCATAAGTAAGGAAGCAATAAGCGACCGGGTCTATAAAAGCAAAATTTACAGTGAGGGGGATTTGAATGATGCATTTAACGATACGACAAAAAAAGATGTTAACCTCCAGACACTTGAAATTGCCTTTGACAGAACGTGTCAATTTGCCTGCTCCTACTGTAATCCAGCCTTCAGTTCAACCTGGGTCAGAGACATTAAACAAAACGGTCCGTACCAAGGATTGGTTAGTGACGGCCGTAATCATTTTACTCACGCTCACGATGGCAGTCAGTTATTTGATCATACTGTAACTAATCCCTACGTTGAAGCATTCTTTAAGTGGTGGGAAAGTGACTTACAATACAGTTTAAAAGAACTACGGGTAACTGGTGGCGAACCGCTAATGAGCGGCGAAGTGTGGAAACTATTGGATTGGTTTGTTGACTCGGGTAGTAATATACAATTTGCTCTAAACACTAACTTGGGTGCCAAAGATGACCTAATTACCAAGTTTATTGGCAAAGCTAAACAAATCAATAATATGCATGTCTATACCAGTTGTGAAGCAACTGGATATATGGCCAATTATATTCGAGATGGACTGGATTTTAGCCAATGGTCAGTTAACATGCATAGGTTGGCCGTGGAGGCAAACCTCAAAGGATTACATGTTATGTCTACTATCAATGCATTGTGTTTGTGGAGTTTAGTGGACTTTTTAAATTGGTGTCTAGCTTTTAAAGTGGAGTATGGCCGTGACTTCCCCACATTTACATTAAACATTTTACGTTTCCCCAGTTTTCAAAGTCCATTGGTATTGCCATTAGAACTACGATTAGAAAGAGCACAAGCGTTGGAAGATTGGTATGAGATGCATAAAGGATCAAGTCTGTTGCATCAAATGGAATTGGACCATGTTAGACGGCTAATAGATTATTTGCGAGAAGTTGACTCACCGCACGTTGGTGCCAGTAGTAGAGAACAATTAGCCAAAGACTTTAAAGTATTTTATGCTCAATATGATCAGCGTAGAAACAAAAATAGAATTTTAGATTGGCCCAAACAACTGAGAGATTGGGTAGATAGTATATGATAACAGTCATTGACGATGTTATTGATAAAGGGCTACAAGAAAGACTAGAGGCACTGAGTTTGTCTGTTGATTTTCCTTGGCATTATCATTCAACAAGTGTATATCGACCAGGGGAGGTAGATATCAGTACTATACCATATACCCCTGGCGCCGTAGATACTCCGTTCTTCTCCCATCTACTGTTTGATTTACACACTATTAGATCAAATTTTATTCGTATCTTTTTGCCAATAGTGGAGGCAATTCCCAATATAAGTAGTATGGAGTTGGCTAAATTTAAATTGAATCTTACCATGCCATCTACCGTTACCACACCACATACACATACTTACCCACACGTAGATTTGGGTGATGCGACATTCCCATTCATAACTGCGGTATATTACTTTAACGACAGTGATGGAGATACTGTTATTTTTAACAATGATGATATGACTATAAAACAGCGAGTCCAGCCAAGGCGCGGCCGTATGGTAATCTTTAATGGCCATACTTTACATGCTGGCAATAACCCGTCACGTGATGCGGCAAGAGTAGTAGCTAATATTAACCTTATACATAAACCAACCAATGACCAGTCGATTTAAAAAACCATACAAATATGACAGTAAAGAACCCATAGAGATTGATGTTGAAGATCTAACCGACAAGCAAAAACATCTGCTAATGGAAAGCAAAACATTCTGTATGTTGCCTTGGATTCATTTACATGGATATCCATCAGGCAAAGCCTATCCTTGTTGTCACAGTGAATACAACAACCCAGTTGGCGATCTACGTAAAAATACCATAACAGAGATATGGAATGATACACCAATGCGTGAGCTAAGAACACGTATGCTTACTGATGTCGAAAGTACTGAATGTAGGAAATGCTATCAGGGAGAACAAGCTGGTGCATTTACCATGCGTAATAGCTTTAATAAACATTTTGGTCATCATATTGCTAGAGCAACAGATAAAACAGTGGATGGTGTTGCTGAAGATACGTCGCTAGTGTATTGGGATATTAGATTTAATAACCTGTGTAATTTTAAATGTCGTACTTGCGGAGTGGATTTCAGCAGTAAGTGGTGGGAAGATGACAACAAAATGTATGGCCCACTCAAGACCGCCAGAGTACAATATGCTGGTAAAGATCCAGAAGATATCTGGCAACAAATGTTACCACACATTGATACCCTAGAACAAGTATATTTTGCTGGTGGTGAACCATTGCTGATGGAAGAACATTATCGCTTGGTAAATGAACTGGTCAAACGTAAGAAGTTTCATGTAAGATTGGCCTACAACACCAACTTCAGTAAAATTTCATACAAAAAGCAAAATATTTTAGAACTATGGAAACTGTTTGACAGTGTCAGCATAGGTGCTAGTATTGATGCTTCTGGTGCAAGAGCTGAGTATATTAGAAAAGAAACAGTATGGGATGAGATTGAAAGAAATCGAGAACAGATGTTGCGTGTTTGTCCCAACGTGGACTTTTATATCAGTCCCACACTGAGCATTTTTAATGCATACAACATCATGGATTTACACAAGAGTTGGGTAGGCAAGGGTTACATACGACACGGTGATGTAAATGTAAACTTACTCTTAGATCCACCATACTATAGAATAGATAACTTACCAGACGTACACAAACAAGAATTAACACATTTGTATAACGAACATATTGAATGGTTGGCACCGCACGATCGTTTGGCTAGAGCAACCACTGGATTTAAAAGTGCAATTGGGCTATTGGCCAATGAGAATAATATGCTCCGCAAGTTTTTCAGTCGCACTGATCAACTGGATGCATTACGTAATGAAAAGTTTCATGATGTATTTCCAGAATATAGCGACTTGAGGTTCCATGTCAAATAATATATGTCCGTTGCCCTGGATGAGTATTGAGACTAGTCCAATTGGTACTGCTAGACCATGTTGTTTGGCTAGGGAAAGTATTAAAGATCAGACTGGTACTGATATGCAGATAAGCAAACATGGTATCATTGAAATGTTTGATAGCTCATACATGCAACAGATTCGACAAACTATGTTAGCTGGTGGTAAACCAGAAACATGTAAGTTATGTTGGGATGAAGAAGCAGTTGGTAGGAAAAGTAAACGACTGTCTAGTATAGAGAAATTTAAATTTACTCCTGACATTAATACAAAGCCATCATTATCTTTTATTGATTTAAAACTGGGAAACCAATGTAATTTAAAATGTCGTATGTGCGGTAGTTGGAGCAGTAGTAGTTGGGCTGAAGAAGAAATTGCATTAGATGGTGATAACTCCAGAGCGGCGATGTGGCTAGCACAAGGGCAATGGCCCAACGAAAGCGAAAAGTTTTGGGATGATCTGGAACAAGTAATGCCACATATATTATATATGGAAATTACTGGTGGTGAACCATTGATGATTAAAAATCATTATAGGTTTCTAAAACAAGCAGTTGAATCTGGACATAGTAAACATATCTCAATTCACTACAACACCAATGGAACCCTGTTACCCAAACAAGCGATGCGTGATTTGTGGCCGCATTTTAAATCTGTGGAGATGGCGTTTAGTATTGATGATCTCAATGAACGATTTGAATACCAACGACATCCAGCCAAGTGGGATTTAGTTAACCACAACATGGAACAGTTTTGGGAACACAGTAGACAACACCGGAACTTTACCACACAAATTTGCTGTACAGTAAATATGTTTAATATTACAAATATTCAAAATATAGCATATTGGATTCAATCAAAGCCATTTGATTACGTTTACTTAAACTTATTGCACAGCGATCCAGTTTGGTCAATAAAAAATTTACCCGATTCAGTTAAGCAATTGGTTATGACTCGGATTGACTTAATAAAACTGTCAGGAGATATCAGAAGCCAACTAGTACCAATATTAGACTTTATGCATCAACCAGCAGAAATAGCATTGTTTACTGAACGAAAAGAGCGTATAATAAAGCATGATAACTTTAGAAAAGAAAACTTTATCGCGGTATTTCCTGAATTGAGCGAGTTGTTATGCTAGACCAAATTCAAATTAATTTGATCAGTGACACTGGTCATGTATTACCTGTCTATATTGATGTATACGACAATTCGTTAAGTCGTAAGTGGCTACATTCTCTCAATCACTTAATTAAAAATAACTATCACTTGGAGAAGAACTATTGTTTCTTTGGCTTTGTTGAGTCACAACGCGATGCACAATACATCATTGATCAAATAAACAAAACTATACTGGCTATAAATCAAGCCAATATAGGATACACGATTGATGACCAATTTACAATAGAAAACACCATTAATAAAGATGGTAGGTTGTATCAAGACAAACTAAATCAGCTACATCGATACTTTGAGGACTTACAGGGTGTCAGTGGCCGTATGTCACAGCATTGGCTCAATGCCAATCCTGAAATTAAGTGGCATATAAGACAGCTGAACTTGTTATGTCATGAATATGAATCGCTAGTGTTAAGTATGAACAAAGCAATTACTGCTCCAGCATGGAGACGACCCAGCCAGTTGATGTGTTGGCTCAATGCCCCCAGGTTTGTTTTAGATACTGCCGACTACGAATTATTTGGCATTGAAACTATTAACCGCAGTTTGGGTGGGGTATATGTTGGAGTCAATAAGGCAGTGGGTAAACATCATTGGGAAGTATTTCAAGATGAGGGAGTAAACGGAAAGAACATTGATCAACTCACCACATCCGCAATGCGATCACAAACCGAAGCAGCCGGAGATTTTGACATTGAGTGGGCCAACAACCCCGGTGCATATGAATGGCAAATAAAACATTTAGCTCAATTTAAGCAATGGTTAATTGATAATGGATTTGATCCCAATGACAAGATGTTAACTATCGGGCATCCACAAGTGGGTCAAACAGACTTAACTCGCAGTTTTGGCACCACAGACTTTAATGCTATCTGGGCACAGTTGGGTACACATTTAAATGTACATGAAATTATCACTAATGAGGCAAGAGTGACGTATAACTACAATTGGTCAGATGACGATTACATGCAACAGCAAATATCCAGAATACGATGAAACCAAATCCAGTACTTTGTGCCGCACCCTGGACTCACACATACATCAGTCCACAACATGAACGTAGATTGTGTTGTGCAAGTCGTGAACCAGCACAGAGTTTTAAACAATACATAGATACAGCAGTAGGTACTGGTGTATATAATCCCATGACATTAGAGCAATGGTGGAACTCCGAACATATCAGAAATGTACGTGTACAGATGTTGGCTGGAACTCCTCCATCAGAATGTGACGTATGTAATCACAAACTGCTAAACACTGATGTCTATCGCAGTTATTTTAACAAGATGTTTGCACACAAGATGGATGAAATTGCATCTTGTACTGATGCCGAGGGGTTCACTACAATGCGACCCGTATCTTGGGATTATCGTTTTAGTAACCTTTGTAATTTTAAATGTCGTATGTGTGGTGATATGTTAAGTAGTAGTTGGGAAACTGAACTAAAGCAAAACAATATGATTGATTGGTCACAAAGTCGCAATCATTGGATGTTGCCAGAAGTAAGAGAACAGATATCTAAATTTACTGATCAGCAAGTGGTAAAAGAATTCACAGAGGCTGTAGAGAATAAAAGCATAGAGGAAATTTATTGGGTTGGTGGCGAACCATTGATGTGGGATATACATTGGGTCAGTATGAGTCGCATTGTTGAATTAGGGTATGCTCACCGTGTGTATCCCAGATACAACACCAACCTTAGTCGTGTGGATTACAAAAAATACAACCTATTTCATCTATTGTCCAAGTTTAGAGATTGGCAAGTATGTGCTAGTATAGATGGAACTGGTGCAATTGGAGAATACATTCGGACTGGGTTAAATTATGAAACTTGGTTGGAAAACTTTAAGCAAGGACTCAAGGTAGCGAAACATCCACGTCAGCTTAGATTGGATCTTACTCTGACGTTGCCGGGTATGTTTGACATTGATAACATGGTTGCGTTGGCTGATTCTCTCAATGTAGATATATTGACCAAAGTATGTTTTGCATTTGACTCAGACGTATTAATGAGTCCAATGTGTTTACCCAGAGAACTATTAAATCAAATGCTAGATAAGCAGTTAAATAGATTGTCTGGTACTAGACATCGTAGTCTAATAGATGTACTACAAAATATGTATAATAGACCCACGTTTGCAGAGCAGTGGCCATCTAAGTATCAGCCTGGAGCAAGTAGAGGCAAGCGTAGAATACTGCAAATGGAAAACATAAGACCTGGATATATTACCATGGAACAGATTTTATCAGTGGATACAGATATTTTAAAATGGTGGGGAGACATAGAATGTTCATAATTAGATTTTTTCAAAGATGGTACCAACGTGTTAGAATGGAAATCAACTATCGCAAACGTCTTAAAGAAATAAAAAAACGAGATCCATTTATATACTAACATGAAAACATTAATTTCTGGTGGGTGTAGTTTTGTACTTGGTAATGAGTTACGGGATTACGAAGCGGCAATTTGCCAATCTGGTAACGAAAACTATTTTAGCCCAAACACATGTGCAGGTTTGGTAGCTAAACATTTTAATTTAGAGTATACTTGTACTGCATTGGGCGGCAGTGCAAATAATGCCATCTCACGGCATGTAATTGATGGGATACACGGTAAATTTGAACCACTTGTGGTTATTATGTGGTCATTCCTAGAGCGACATGAGTTTAGGTTCGCATACCAAGTAAGCAAAAATAATCATTGGCATAGTGTTAATATGTGGGATTCAGAAGCTACTGAATCTACTATGCGTGAATACTTTGGTAAAGGCGCACTAACTGAAAATGAAGAACGTATCTTACAAGGACACTTGACACGGATTGAGGAAATACGGCGAATAGGCATATATGACTTTGCCAAACAATGGTATAAGAATGTGGGTATTGATGCTTGCCATGTATCTTATTTGGCACTAAAAGAATTGGTATTCATGCAAAATATCCTCCAACAGATGCGAATCCCATATGTGTTTACCTTTGCTGATACCAGACTAATGGATTGTTTAACCAACCCATCTAAGTGGTCAGAAGTAACACGTATGGCAACGTTGGTTGATAAGACGCGATGTATGCTAGAACCACGTGTGGGGTTCTATGATTGGGCAAAGTATAATAAATTCCCCATGGGCACTACACATCCACTGGAAGAAGCACATATTGAATTCAGCAAACTATTAATAAACTTTACGGAGAGTCTTTATGTATGATGTTTTTTATGAACATACTCCTACTGGGTTGTTTCCACACGAGAAACAAGCGACATCAATTAATAAAGCAGCCAGACTAAGTAAAACTAAATTCTTTTGGTATTTAGATGGTGGCAATGATTATAGTCAATTTGACTTCACTTGGCAACCTGATCCGTGGGAGGCACATTATCAACATATATTTGCAACACAGTGGCAACGCAACGGTGGTGGTATATTTAGATCTAAATTAACACCAGCCGGTGATCATTATCAAACAATATTTAAAGCTCATCGCAAAGAAGATCAAGCAAATGTTATTTTTATTGATCATGGCAATGCTGATAGCAAGATACAATTAGAACACTTGCATCAGCTGGGATTAAATGTCAAACGAGTAGATTTTGTTAATAGTTACTTGCATGTTATGGCTCAAGTATGTAGCTTATCTATTCAACCATATTTGTGGTTTATAAACTCGGTTTGTGATTACACTAATTTTGATTTTAGTTGGCACCCAGATGAGTCTCAACTAGATATGGTACATGCTATTGCCACAACTAATCAAAAGTTTGGTGATACATTTTATGTAAACACCAGAGATTTTGACATGAAGGCACGTGAGTCATTATATTGGTTTGATATTAACTATACGACAGATCAAACAGTATCAAGATTTGAATGTCCAACAGTTGTTACAAAATTTGAATGTCCTGCGATCTTCCAAAATGTTATCTACATTGATCATGGCAATGCTGATAGTAAGATACAATTAGATCACTTGCGTCAGATAGGGTTAAATGTCAAACGAGTAGATTTTGTTAATAGTTATTTGCATGTTATGGCTCAAGTATGTAGCTTATCTATTCAACCATATTTGTGGTTTATAAATTCAATTTGTGATTATGCTAATTTTGATTTTGGTTGGAAACCAGATGAGTTCAAACTAGATATGGTGCATTCTTTCGCTACTACTAATCAAAAGTCTGGTGATACATTTTATGTAAACACAAAAGCATTTAACTTCCAGGCACGTGAGTCATTATATTGGTTTGACATTAACTATACGACAGATCAAACAGTATCAAGATTTGAATGTCCGGCAATTGTTACAAAATTTGAATGTCCGGCGATCTTCCAACATGTTATCTATATTGATCATGGAAATGCTGAAAGCAAGACACAATTAGATTACTTACGTCAGATAGGGTTAAATGTCAAACGAGTAGATTTTGTTAATAGTTATTTGCATGTTATGGTGCAAGAAGCTAGTATATCTATTCAACCAAATTTGTGGTTTATAAATTCAATTTGTGATTATGCTAATTTTGATTTTGGTTGGAAACCGGATGAGTCTCAACTAGATATGGTTCATTCTTTCGCTACTACTGATCAAAAGTTTGGTGATACCTTTTATATAAACACAAAAGCATTTAATATCCAGGCACGTGAGTCTGAGTCATTGGATTGGTTTAATATTAGCTATACGTCAGATCAAATAGTGCCAAGAATTACATGTCCAGCAATCTATCACATAGATGATACCCCATTGGAGCAAGCAGTCAGTAATGTACAGTTTGATTTTCCATATGCTATTTTTGTTAGAGATCAAACTGATGTATCAAACTATGTTCCCAAGATGTGGGTGCAAAAAACGTGGCCTGTAGAAGTTTCCATTGGCACAGGTAGTGCTACAATAGTATCACGTGAATCTCTTGCGTTTTTCCGCACAGAAAGTGAACGAACCGTTAATATTTTAACGCAAAATGCACAAAAACCGTTAGATATTGTATACATTGGCAATGGGGAAAGAGATGAGCAAGCTAACTGGGAACACTTGCTACAGAATGCACCCAAAGGCGATCAAACTGTCCATAGAGTAAGTGGTATAAATGGTCGGGCGGCGGCATATAAAGCGGCCGCTGAACTAAGCCAAACAGAATGGTTTTTTACAGTGTTTGCCAAACTAAAAATTAATCCCAATTTTAATTGGAATTGGCATCCTGGTAAACAACAGCAAGACAAGCATTATATTTTTTATTCGCATAACCCAGTAAATGGATTAGAGTATGGCCACCAAGGATTAATTGCTTATAACAAACGATTGGTTTTAGAAACTGATGATTGGGGATTAGATTTTACGTTGAGTAGACCAGCTGAAGTAGTACCAATAGTGAGTGGTGTTGCAAATTTTAATATTGACCCCTTTACTACATGGCGCACAGCATTCCGTGAAGTAATAAAATTAGTATATAACGATCATCATGAACCCAGTGCTAATAATAGTTTACGGCTACAAACTTGGCTTACCAAAGCACAAGGTGATTTTGCTGAATTTAGTATTAACGGTGCAAAGGATGCTGTAGAGTATTATGACTCAGTGGATGGTAAGTATAGTGATCTGTTATTGAGTTTTGAGTGGGACTGGTTAAAATCTTATTATGGCAGGGACAAATGAATCCAATACCAAACGTACTAGTATACGATAATTTTTATAACAATGTAGATGCAGTCAGGAAATATGCATTGAGTTTGCCGTTTACTGTTACTGGGAATTTTCCAGGGGCAAGGACATCAGCAATGTCTGGTGAAAATTTTGATAATTGCCGCAGTATGATAGAGCAGTTAATGTATCGTAAAATTAACTTTTGGCCTAGTGAGTACAATACTTCATTTCAGTTTACTACCCAGGATGCAACCACATGGATACATCATGATGAAACAATGTGGGCAGGAGTATTATACCTAACTCCAGATGCACCAGCAGACTCTGGCACAGCCATTTATAGGAATAACGAAACTGGAATATTTTGCTGGGATTCTACCAATGCATCTACCGACTACAATAATGATTCTGCATTAATATCTGATTATACTCGTTGGACTCCAACTATACAGGCGGCAAATGTATACAATCGATTAATTATTTACCGTGGGGAATTGTACCATAGTAGCGTGTTGGCTGGATTTGGAAATAATCAATTTGATGGTAGATTAACCCAAACATTCTTTTTTAATACTGAACTGTAAACATAGAGTTAACACCCTCTACAATACATTCTACCTCAGCATCGGTTAGCTCAGGATAGATTGGTATCCCCAATGCACTCTCACAAAACCGTTCATGCATAAATTGAGCCGACAGAGGATTTCCAGATATAGTAGCTACATCAAATGTTGTAAGTGGTGTTGGGTATAATATCCTACTCTCGATACCTTTGTAATGCATGTGTAGTTTTAAATCAGAAGCATTTGTATGCTGTACAAAATACTTACTGCGAGCATGAACTACATCTTTATTTAATTCTTCGGGTTGTGAAATAATATGTTGATCAAAGTATTCAGCAATCTTTCGTCTACGCTCTTGCCATCGACTAAAGTGCCGTAATTTAACTATCATTTGGGCACAATCAGATTCTGACATTTTACTGTTGGTGCCAGATCGTGTATGGTAGGTAGTTTTACCATTGTTTCTAAAATCATACATTGCATCTGCTATGTCAGGATCATCAGTAAGTATCATACCCCCACTGCCATAGTTATTGAGATTTTTTGTAGGATCAAAACTTAAACAACTAATGTCGCCCAACTTGCCACTGGGTATGCCTTTATAGTAAGCACCAAAGCTCTGTGCGGCATCTTCAATAACCGGTATACCACGATTAAAGAATTTGTTCATCACAGTTAAGCGATCGTAATCTATAATATTTCCACATAGATTAACATACATTACAATATCAACTTCGTTGAGATCTATCTGAGTAATGTCCAGTAGTCCAGTTTGACTGTTGACTCGTCCAAATACTGGAATACAGCCAGCCTCAATTACTGCATTAATAGTGGCAACAAAACTGACCGAGGGGATCAATACCCTGGCTGGTGTACTACGACATGATTGATAGTATTTTAAACTAAAGATCAATGCCTGTGTACAACTGTTAACAGCAATAGCATATTTGCGATTGGTAAGCATTCGCATACGCATTTCAAATTGCTCAGTTACTGGCCCATCCAAAACTTGACCAGATTTATACACGTGGTCGATAGCATCCATCAACTCTTCTTTTAAGTTGAGATATTGCCTAGCGACGCCAAAGTATGGGATTAGCGGTGTACCAGTCATGATATTTTTTAAATCCTTCTTCAACATTTACTTTGGGATCATATCCAAAATCGGCACGAGCACGTTCAATACTTAAACGGCCGCGACTAGGGAACTCCAAGTCTCGATCTTGAATTTCATATTTGCCACTTCCAGCTATTGATATAGCTAACTCGGCGGCATCTTTTAGTGTGTAGATTCTTTCAGCACTGCGGGTAATATTATAAATCTTGCCATTGGTGTCGTTGGATAATGCAGATTGAACTATACCCAATGCAGTATCTTCCACATAACTAAAATCTAATACTTCATTTGCACCTTTGATCTTCAAGGTCTCGCCTCGCATCGCCATGGTAACAAACTTACTAACGACGCGATCTTCCACATCTAGTTCACCATACACTGCACTGGGTCTAACAATAGTGTATTCCATACCTGTACGTCGACTATAATCTTTAACTAATTGTTCACCCATTAGTTTCATAATAGCATATTGCCCAATGGGATTACAGATGTCATCTTCATAAGCATCTGTTTCAAAATCACCATATACCATGCTACTGCTAATATATAGGAATTTTCTTACTTGGTATTTTTTGGCTGCTTCTAACAGATTGATTAACCCAGTACACATAACTTGAGAACCCAATACCGGATCTGCACTAACTACCTTTTGCCGCGGAAAGCTGGCACAATGAATTATTAGTTCAGGAGTAAACTGTTGAATGATATGATCAACATCAGATCCATTTCTAATGTCAGTTGGATACACCGCATCAGGACAGATCTTGTTACCGCGTTCCTTCATAAGATAATCCAGTTCTGATTGTGGAACAAACCCATACGTAGTTCGATTATCCATAACTATTACATTATGATCGCGCTCTGTTAGGAACTTAACCACATTGTGACCAATAAACCCCATACCACCTGTTACTAATATTTTCATAAAGGAAATACCTCATGTATAATTTTACCGCAAAGTTGTGCTATCTCTTGATGTTCTTTTTGTGTGCCATGAGCACTACGCAATTCAATGTAATGTATCCAACTACGTAATGTGCCGGACATGTACAACCTACTTACAGTAAGTCCTTCTGGTAATACTGCACGAGCTTGCTCTTTGGCAATGCCTTTGAGTATTGCCCATTCATAAGCCTTACGTGTACGGTCAATAATATCTTGTTGAAGAACTTCCCATTGATATGATAAGCGGCGAGATTCATCGTCGTTAATATCTAATTCAATACTATTTTGTCTGTTCTTGGTGTCTTGTAAGCGAGCTTCACGAACAACAAAGTCCAAGTCTTTGGTTGGATCTGCATATCGTTGACTAAACTCCTGAAAACTGAAACTGCGATGTCGCAGAATTTGGCGGGCAATGTCTCGAGTTGTGGTGATCTCGATACAAGCACTAACCATCTCAAGAGGACTCCAGTGTTGATGTTTAATCAAATATTTAATAAGTTTTTCGGATGTTTCTGTATTGAATTGATTGCTAGGGTTACTTACCCTAGCACAATATGCGACTAGATCTAAAGCATCGTTGATATTTTGATTACGAAATTCTTCAGTAGGTTGACTATAACTAACCAGTTTAACTTGCATCTTATGCCCCTATGTTAGTTTAATATTATAACAACTGCTGGCATTAGAGTCAAATAAGTCAAGGTACTTTTTTAAGTATTTTCTTCATAGTTGGAGATATAGTTTCAATAATCTTATCTCTAACAATATGAAAATCTACATTTTTAATTATGTTATCTAAACTAGCCAGACGCAAATTTAAACGATGTTCAATCTGGCTGGGATCAATACCTTCACCAATCATCTCTTGAATGTCTACAGTTACTTCTGTACCATCAATAAAATTAATTACTACAGTGTCGAGAAGTTCTACCGGAACTTCTCTTTTGTCCACTTGGCGAAGGATTGTATCCCAGTTGCTTTGGTCAATGTTATCAAGAAGTGAGAGATGTTTCTTTTTTCTCGATGCCATTGTCCGCTGACTTTTTTAGTTGTTTTGCTTCCGCTTCCAAGCGTCTGGCTTCCAAGATTAACCCATTGGCATCTGCTCGCATTTTCTTAGCTTGAGCAATTTGTTGTTTTGCCAACATATCATCAGTGAGTACTCCATAAGCACCAGCAATATCACCACTGGATATATCATCAACCATTGGTGGTGCTATGGATGCTAATACTTTCTTGGGATCTTTGACACCAGCTTGACTATCAAGTTCAGCCATACGGCGGGTAGCATCTGCACCCTCACCCATCTTACGCAACAAACTATTAAGCTCATCCAACCTTACATTACTTTGTGGAGTTGGTGTAATAATTACTTGGTTAGTAGGTACCTTCTTCATCCAGCCTTCGCGATGTAATACTGTTAGAATATTACGGCCATCATCTAATAATGTACGGTGTAACACTTCATTAAATTCTTTGGCTTCTTGTCCCTGCGGGCTTTCTAATGTTCTAATTAGAACATCATGATACTGTCTGGGTAATGATTCTGTATATGTAACCAAACACATATCAGCGGTGTTAGGTATTTCTCTCCATAACACAACCAATTTTTTGTTGTTATGTTTTCCTACGTGTTTAAGTAATTTCATAATGGTTCCTTTTATTGAATTGATTCTGCAGGTTGTGCAGGTTGTTGTTTTGCGGCGGCGTCAGCGGCCTCAGTCGCTTCCTTAAGGAAAGCTATAGTCTTGTTATATAGCATGCCTACACTACTTAGTTCTTCAGCTTTAAATGCACCACGAGTACTACAAGCCTCAATGACAGCGGCCATGGCACGAATATCGTCTATGGTCAAACTGGTAGGCTGTTGTGGTTGTTCTGTAGTGTTACTGGGACCAGCTTCGTTGGACATTCCTATCTCCTTGAGTTGTATTGATATTTAACCAATTCAATCAGGAGTGAAAATTTATTTGTTTATGATGTCCAATTGCAATGCAATCAATACCGCTTCACTGTTGAGTTCAAATCCCAACAAGTAACGATCAGACTGGAATAACCCTATCAAACTGGAATCTGATTTGTCATTTCTTGATGGTTCAAAATAAAATCGTCCTTCTAAATTTTCATAAATCCAGTCAAGAATAGATTCTGTATTTTCGCACATAAACCCAATAGTGGTAAAATGAGGCGGACAACAATTAGTTACCCGCCTCAAATTATACACATTTAAAGGGTTGATATTAACTTCTACCACACTTCGTATCGATTACTTTTCTTCATCGTAGTAGCATGTTTGCCCAAACGGAGCAACAATAGTTTTGGAACCATGCACAACAAAGATCGTGTCGCAGTATTCTTCATCACCCTTTGGGCACCAAGCACCACAAGGATAGCCATCTGTAAACATAATAAACTTCTTGGGCTCAATACCTTGCTCTTTCATGAACTCCCAATTGCATTCAAACATGGTACCACCACCACCATTAATCTCGTAGTCAGCAACACTTTTACCATCATCGCTACTAAAGATTTCGGGGTTATAAACCGCAGTATCAAAAGTCCAAATATGCAACCGGTATTGTTCAAACTGGTTGGTAATACCTACCACTTCGCTAATAAAATCACGTGCCTGTTCTTGGCTAATACTGCCTGACATGTCAATGCTAACACAGATGTCAATCTGCTCACCTGGTTTCATACCGGGCATAATAGCATCCATATGCCAGCCTTTACGTGATGCACGTTGCCATGTAAAGTCGTTCTTAAAGGTACTCTGAATCTGCTGGCGAATAATTTCACGCCAGTTCATCTTGGGTGCAGTCATCTCGTCAATCATGCGTTTAATACCTGCTGGCAAGTTACCAGCACCCGCGGCTTGTGCGGATTGTAACACCGCCGCCTTGAGCTCTTTGCGGATTTCTTCACGGTCAGCCGCACTTATACGCGGACGACCTTTGCCGGAGCCGTCTACTTCTCCGTCACCATCACCCCCCTCGTTTTCACCTTCATCATCCAAATGCTCATCCAACATCTGCTCAATCAGCTGATCTATATTAATCTTTTCTGCATTTTCATACAGCAGATCGTAAACTTCTTCCCAGCTCATACCTTTATATTTGGGATCATACAGGATAGGCACTTTGGTAATTTTCTCACCAATACGTTGATCAATCAAATCAGCATTGACAACATAGTCTTGTGCAATATTGCTGAGTTGCGGATCATGTCGTTCAGTGCGACGACCAATGTGATCATATACCGCATGTAATAGCTCATGTCCAAGTAAGAATTCAACTTCCTTGTTGCTGAGCAAATTAATGAAATCTGTATTGTAATAAAAATTACGGCCATCAGTCGCCGCAGTAGGACACCATTCATCCGCATTGATCAATTTCATACGGGTAGCAAGGTTACCAAAAAATGGTGCCTTAAGCAGAAGCCCGATACGTGCGGTAATGAGACGGTCAATTGCCTTGGCATCAAGGCGTGGATCTGTGGGTTTGATCCGCTCTGCACCTTTTTTGGATTTCTTGGTGGCAGTGGTTACAGCATAGATAGGAGGATTGAAATGCTCTGCATACAAGTCCCCTGGTTTGTAGTTACGTCCGCTAAAACCTTTAAAATCTGACAATGCACTTTTCATATTCGCTCTCCTAGTGTATGTATATATTATATAGCAATTGCGGCCATTTGTCAACCTGTTTTAAAGAATAGGGGGGACCAGGTCCCCCCTATATTCCAATAACTAACGGTGACTAGGACGTTAGTTTAGGAATTTGCCGCGGCCACAATATACTTGCCAAACCGTTTGTGGAACTCCGCAAAACTACTGAGCTTGTTGGGAGTAATTGGCAGGTTATACGTAGTCAACGCCACCCGAGCTCCCAACACAACCAGTTCAGTAGTAAAGTTACCCATCATGAACTTGAAGAAATTGTCTGCTTGTTTGTGCCAAGAATCCAATTTGCCATTTGCCTTATCAAAAGAGTCCTTGAGCTCATAGCACAGACTAATTGTCAGGCTATACATTGCACTGATCTCTTTGATGGTAAGCTCAGTCGTTTTTCCATCCAGGATGTCCTGCGGATTGGGCAATTGTCCTGCAATCTTACGGTGAGCCATAAACTTGTTTGCCAGCCCTTCACCCACACTTCCTGCAATCAAGTCCATCAGCGTATCAGTGTCAGTGTCTTCATCTTCAAGAAGCTCACTTACGAAGGCCCAGCTACGCGGTGTGGCAAACGAGCGGCTGGAACCTTTGGGATCAAAGTCAAACAAGTCTTGTTTGGCAAAGCCAATGTAACCCACCACATCCTTATGCTGTTTGTTTTCAATAGCCCATTCTTCCCAGCTTGCATGATCTACACGAAGCTCTAAGTGGACAAAACGGTTGCTCAACGGTGCTGGCATACGGTAAGTGACACCACGGTCGCTTTCGCGATTACCTGCGGCAACAATAACCACATTATCCGGCAGTTTATACTTACCAACCCGACGATTGAGCACCAGTTGATAGCCAGCGGCTTGAATAGCCGGAGCCGCACTATTCATTTCATCCAGGAACAATACCACGATGGGATATTGTGATGCCAGTTCTTCATCCGGCAAATCAATGGGCGGTGCCCAATCCATTTTGCCGTTGTCCTTGTTATAGAACGGAATACCACGCAAGTCCGTGGGTTCCATGGTGGCCATACGCATATCAATCATATACCCACCCATATCTTTGGTAATGCTGGCAATCATTTCACTTTTGCCAATACCAGGTGCTCCCCAAAGGAACAATGGACGTTGTTTCTTAAAACAGCGAAGGATGGCCTTTTTGGCAGTCTTTGCCGTTACAGTGCGGTTTTGACTAACACTAACATTACTCATTAATTTCTCCTAGTAAAAAATTTAACCTACAAATCAAGTATAACATCATGTTGACTATTTGTCAACTGGTTCTGCAATTCAATTTGATATTTTTCATCTTGTTCAATTGCCATTACCCATGCCGTAAACTCATCAGCCCACGGCACAAGAAATTCTATCTCATCCATGTTAGGCATGTTCCAACATGTTAGCCGGCACACGCCACAAGCCAGCTGTCGTGCTAACTGTGACGAACTTGCGGCCTACTTTCTGCACTGTGCCTTGGACATTGCGGCCCAGTCTGGTGCTGTTGAACGTAATCGCGTCACCACGTACCAACGTGCGGATAGTCTTACGAACAAGCTGAGCACGCCGAAATTTTATCGCATCCTGGATGGTGTTCAGCTCAGCATCGGAAAAGTTACCACCGATGATTTCAGTGTTGATACTTTGAAGTGTAGTCATTGCTATCTCCTTAGATTGTTGCATCTTTGAATGCTTCAGGTAAGTGGCGCAGGTTGTGAACTCCAACAATTGCAAGACTGCCATCCTCCAGCACCACTACTGCGTCAGGACCCCATTTGGTACCTGGTTCCAGCGAGCGAACCAGCACCAACCTAGTGGTTGTAGTGGAGTTACCGCGTCCACCATCCCAGGTGTCTTGCAATGCCAGCTGACCTGCGACGAATGCTTTAACCGGCGCCACCTCTTTTTTCGTTCTTTTGGCAGCCGCTTTAACTGTTTTGGTCATTTTCGTCTCCTTTATTTGATTATTTTACCACGTGGCCAGCGCAAGCCGGAGGTCATTGATGCTTCCGAGATAGTCCGAATCAATCACCTTCTTATTCTCTGTGATACGATATCGATTGTGACTATTTTTCACACACTTAAGGACTCGCTCACCAAATGCCACTGTCACAGTCTTGCCAACCTTGCTAACCACCACCTGACTACGCAAGTCCTGCTCGGCATTTTTCAGTGCGCTCTCTGCCATTACCAAATCGTGAGCTTTACGAGTCACTTCCATTTGCAATTTCTTATACTGTTCGATGTTCATTTGTTTCTCCGTTTCTTTAGTGTATGTATCGATTATACAGCCTTCTGACCACAGTGTCAACTACTTTAAAACGTGTTCAATGCCGGGGTCAACGTGCGGATAAGCTCGCGTTCGCGTTGGTGAGCTGGCTTACGGCCCCGTATCGTCTCTAACATGCTGATTTCAAAAGCTTCTGCACCCCATTCGCGGATGTTCTCACACAATGCCCAGCTCTTGTTTTCAGTAAGGGCACGACGGACATGTTTCTGCCACCGTATTTTCAGGCTACGCTTAAGAGCACCGCCTTGGGTAACTGTAATCCCAATGTATTTCTCACCAGTAAGTATATTACTGATTTGATATACGGCATGCCGTCTATCGTTTCTGCGTTTACGTTTAACTTGTTCCATCTTGTGCCCGTTATCTAACTGTATGTAGCTATTATACGCTTTTTGATCAAGAAGTCAACCAAAACAGGCAAAATAAAAGTCAATGAAATCAACAACTTACGTGATTTTATAAGTCATTGATTTCATTGACAATTTTTTAAAGCTGGATTCAGAGCTATTTCATGCTACTCAAGTACCGTGTAATGTCGTTGTCAATGAGTGCCAGCATCATTGCATCACGTTCAGAAAAATGGGTAATGGTTCCTTGGATGGCATGCCTAAGGTGTATGTAGTAGGGTGCATCCATTTTTTTATCTAGTAGTAACAGTAGCCGACTACTGATAGTCCAAGGCTTATCAATTTGAACTACAAAATCATAACTGGGGAATTTTATTTTCTGAGTTAAAAAATCATACCCAGCTCGGCTTAGTCGTACGTTAGATGAGTTGCCCACGAACCACCATTCAGAAAGGTAATGGTCCATTAGAGCAGGATCTAACCCGCCACGTATCATAAAAAACTCAGTGAACGTTTGCCTAAGGTTTTGGATAGAGTTTGGTTCCTTGGTTCAGCAATAGCACTGTAAACTTATCAGTTTTGAACTGTACGTTAAGTTTTTTAGCCAAGTTAATTGCGTGACCAGGATTAGCAAACGCCGTCTTTTTATATTTGGGGCCGGGATAATTTACCAACATGTTACTGCTTTTTAAATTGATAGGTTTGTCATCGTAGAACACCGCAAAGATGCCAGGCGCATCTAATATCTGATCACATTTATAACTAGTCTTGTTGACCTGTTCAATTAGTATAGTGGGTTTAGGTCTAGACATTGCAGTTGTTCCTATTGAAATTTATCATACATATATTTATACTAGCAGATTATACTTTCACTTAAAGCCACCCCCATCCAACGCCATTTGAGGGGCTGATTTCTCCAGATCAAGCAATCTTTTCTCCAAATCTGCAAATTCTATCAGCAATTGAAAGATTTCTGTATGTAATTCTTTGGCCTCTTTGGCTCCCATTACTAACTCTTTTCCATTGCTTTGATTTAATGCTCGTATACGTTGATTAAAATTTTGGATGTGTAATCCCATCACAATATCACCTCTTTAGCTGACTTGAATGGCCCGCGGAACTCATACCTCTGCACCGTTATCAACTTGGGGCAAAAACTTTTGATCCAAACACCATTTAATTTTATCGCATAATGTCCGGCACAAAAATAGCTCTTGCTTTTATTGGTCTTGGTATATACATAAAGTTTTCTTTTTACATCATATAGAATGTTGTAAGCAGATTTCTCTACTGGATATCCACCCAAGTCTGGATTGCCGGTCTTGGTGAGGTATCTACTGACACGGTCAAATACAATATTAATTTCACTGGTTAGTTTAGATAAGTTTTTAAAGAATGTTCTAGATTGATTTTTAGCATATACTATACCATCATCGTTCTTTTCAATAGTACCAACTTTCTTACCATTGGATTCCACTATCCAGAATTTATTTTGGATAACTGGTGTAGCTCTGAGTTCTATTTCTTGATAACAGTCTTTGGTCTGTGATTCACAGGTATCGACATAATTGCATTTATTTTTAACCATTATTTTCCTTGTTATGGTCGCTCACTAATGCCAACATGACCTCATAGCGATCTTTGGCATCTTTAAGACCTGGATATTTCTCCATGAGCGATGGTAGGTTACGTTCTTGTATCATCTTACGTCGTGCCCAATCTAATAATACCTGTGACTCCGGGTCTAAACTTACAGTGGCATAACTGGAATTCATATTAAGCCAATTGGTGCCATCAAATACCTGCGTGTCCGTTCCCCAAACTCGCATCATACCTGTCATAGGGTTGGTAGTATTT